CGAGGGGAAGTTGATACGTAAGTATGGATCATCGTAATCCACATCTACACGCTCGCTTTGGAGTTTCTCGAGCATCTTCATACGGCATTGAGCCTGGCGCACCATTTTCTTGTGCCCTTGTCCGAATCTTTGATTAAATCATATGGTATTGTAGATTTAGACCATTTAGTTAATTATTTATTGAATCACCCTGAAGGTTCGGCGTTGAGTTTAGAGGAATTAAAAGAAAAATTAAAGAATCCAAACCATGAGTTACACCACTCATTAAACCCCGATCTGAATGATACAGGTTTGAATCCATATGAAGAAGATGCAATACACATGGCGATATTGACAGGAAAAATATCAAAAGAGGATGTAATGATATTGAATAATCCCGATTTGCAAAATCATCCCATCATAATTGATATTCGCAAAAGAGCATTAGGTGCAGGTGCTAAGTTAGTTAATGAGGCAGCAAGGGAACAAAATCGAATGAATGGAATGCCGTTGGATAAAGATCTTCCGTTTACAAAAGGGGGCGAATTAAATATGGATTATAGGAAAGCCGTTTCAGGCAAAATTTACGACCAAACGAAAGGCAACACAGAACATTTTAGACCTAGAAACTCACAAAATAAATTAGTAACTAGATTAATCAGCAGTAATGCATACGAACAGGGTACAGAAGAAGCCTATGCGAGATGGTATGGCCCTGCTGCAAGAAAATTGGGATTTCTTCCAACTAAAAAGGGCAAAGGAAAAATTGATGATTTATCTATTCCTGCTCATTATGTTCATAAGAATACAATTAATTTGAATGATAAAGGACTTTTAAGTCAAGTGTTTAACACAATAAAAGGTAATGCTAATCCGGCTGAAGCCGTTCAAGAAGTTAGAAATTTGAAAAGTATGTTTCATTATATGAATCCTATTCACCATTCAGATAATGCTTCAATGCATGAGTATAACGATAGACAAGCAGAAAGACAAGCAATGGTAGATGCAGGGCAAGGCAGCCCCGATGGTGAAATGTTAGTAGATGGAAAAGAAGTAAGTGTTGAGGGAAGTCCGACCCCGCCAAATTGGAGAGATGCACTTCATCCCGAACTACATTCGTTATCTTCGGGTTTTGCAAATTTTATGGATTACGGCTCAGGAAAGTCATCATATGGTACGTTTGGCAGCCTTCCTAAAAAAGTAAAACGTGCATTTGAAGAACACATGGGGATAGATGAACAAACTTTAGAACAATTGTATAGAAAGGCAAATACAAAAAAGGGTAGGACTAAAAATAATGTTCACCAAGAATTAGCACACTTAATTAGTCAAATGAAACAACAACAAACTCCTACCAATATTCCTTTAGAACCCACTCCTGAAACAGGAATGAAAGAGCCTGTTATACAGCCTCAAATAAAAGTAAGTTCTAACGCACCCCGTATAAACCCCAAACCTGATGCTGAAAGGATAGTAAATGTTGGAAATCAGCCAAGAATCAATAGATTGCCCGCAGAATTAATTGACCAAATTAATAGAAGAAAATTTGAACTCGGTATAAACTCTAATGAACCATTGTCTGATACGGGCTATCGTGATAGGCGGGCTGCTGTAATGAATCCCGAATCATTAAGTAGATTATTCACGTCATTGACTAATGGATTAAACATCGAGGAATTAGAAAAATCAATGTTTGAAGATTATCTTGAAGGGGTTCAAATGAGATTGGCTGAAACTGTATTAGCAGATTACACGGATATAAGAAAAATGGATATATCCTCGCCAACCGATATAACAATACTTTCAAGTCGTATTCAACGATCCACTAATGATGTAATAACTATTTATCATACAAGAGGAGATTGGAGAAATATAGCAAAATCTTTTGGCCTAGACCCTCTTGACGTTCAATTAGTGAAGGTGAGTCTCAATGGATAATTTGATTCTTCAAGCACGTTTGTTTGAGAAACAAATGCAGCAAGGTGGCGAACAACAAGATGCTAATGGAGATGGTTTGGATGATAAGACCGGCCAACCAATCAAAAGAGTAACTACCATTACTGAAGATATAAACAACAAAACAGGGCAAGTTGCAAGCAAGGAAACAAAAACAAAAGTAATCAATCCTACTGCTGAGTTTGATGCTCAACAAGCAGATAACCGAGCAGTTAATGGCGTTGCAACCAATTTAACCACCAAATCAAAAGATGAGTTAATCAATCATTTCATGATTAAACAAGTGAGAGGTGTGAGAGGTGATGCTTATGAAAGAACATGGGGGCGACCTGCCCCCGAAGGATACCAAGAAAAGGTTCAAACTGATTTTGGTTCATTGAACCCTGTTGATAATACAGGAACACAACCAAGAGATTCGGCAAATGTAAACCAACCCGAACAACTTGTTAATCAAAAACCGGGTATGATGGATAGAATGAAAGGTGCAGCAAAAGGTGCAGCAAAAGGTGCAGCAAAATTTGGCGCACACGCTTCATTAGGAATGGCAACAGGCGGAATAGGAAATTATGCATATCATAAATACAATCAAAGTAAACAAAATGCACCGGGCGGAACTACACAACCTCCTGACCCTACTCAAAAAAATGTAAACCCTAATGACGGTTCGGCTGCATATATGCCCGTAGGAAGCGAAGGAAAAGGTATGTGGCAAGGCATTAAAAATAATGCAAAAAACATGGCACAAAATTATGCAACGGGTGTAATGGAAACAGGGAAATTAACAGGTCAAGAAGGGGGGGCTAAGGGTATGTGGAATACTATGACCGCAGGTGGTGCAATAAGAGAAGGTATGACCGCAAACCAAACATGGGAAGATAGAGAAGATTTTGATATGCAAAATGAAACAGGTCGCACTATGGCTAGAAATCAAAGTTTCAACCCCCCAACACCCGACACTACCTCATCCGGTACTACCTCTCCCGACACTACCTCATCCGGTACTACCTCTCCCGACACTACCTCATCCGGTACTACCTCTCCCGACACTACCTCATCCGGTACTAATTACGCCCAACAAGAAGCACAGAAAAAGTTGGGTCAGCAATCAGTAGATGCCGCCGAAGCAAAAATGAATACTAGAGGCGGTTTTGGTACAGGATTGATGTCAAATATGCTTACATTTGGTATGTCCGGTGCGGCAAGAGGGTTGTATAATCGGAATCAAAGAAGACAAGGCCAAAAAAATATGGAAGCAATTGCGGCTGGGCAGCAAGTTAGAAACAGTTATGATTTAGAATCAAAGATACACGATTTATATTCCTTACAAAAGCAGCAATCTTATTATCGTGAAATTGATTCAACGGAGGCGATTAGGTTTGCCCGTTCCTGACCCTTTTGATGTTGCTTGGGAATTTTCCAAAGGTGAAATGAGTTTAGAAAAATCTGTTTTTGATTGGTTTGATCCTGCGGTTCAAAGAAATATTCCAATGCGAATGCCATTACATGAGCCAAGAAAATCATCAAGACACGATGCTATGCTTGATAGAATGACATCTGATGCTGCACCTAAATATAATCCACCTGAGATAGTAGATGATGGCATATCCGCAATGCCCCTCTTGGGAACAGGGCATGAAGAACATACTCCTGACCCAAACGCACATCATGAACCGAAGTATCTTGAAATGGATACAAAACGCTATGAGGAAGCAATTGAAGAAAATCGGGCGGAGAAGATAAGAGAAGCAACACGAGAGCAAAACATTGCTGAATTAATTGATACATTTTTGGTAAACGTACCGGATGCCGAATTTGATTTGCCCGAATCTAATGAAAAGGTTGTTGCAGAAATACCGATTGCAGATTTAAGCGGTGCAGACCCCGAAGTTGTTATGCCCGATAAACCTAAAACTATAACTGAAGAAATAAAAGCGGCTCGTGAAAGAACATTACCAAAATACATTACACCTACTACTGATAAATCTGTTCTTGATAGAATACATGGTTTGGCTCTTGATGGCAATGAAGATGCATTAAAATTATTTAGAGATAATAAAGGAGATATAGTTGATACTTGGCCTGATGAATATGATAATGATCACGAGTTCTTTGAAAAAGGCATTCAAACAATAGTCGAGAACCCGTTTGCCAATCCATTCTATGATATGTCTGCCTTTTCAATAAAGAAAGAAAGACCAAAGGGTTTTGTTGCACCACCTGCATTTACCCCTCCTATTGACCTAATCAAACAAGAACAACCAAACGCAATCGAAGGTTTTGAGACAAATGAGGGGGATGATTTGTCATTGCTGCCTTCATCGGTTTTCAAGAATACAGATACCCCCGTTGTTGATAATATGAGTTTGTTACCTACGGGGTGGAAAAATGAGTGAAGGCATCAATGACCTCACAAGTAAGATAGATTGGGAAATGGGAAAGCGTGATTTCAAGTTCTTTTTTGAAGATATATGCGGATTTCAATTAGCACATTTCCATAAGGAATGGTATGAAAACGCTGAAAACAATAACAAAGTATGTGTTATAGCAAGTAGAGATCATGGCAAATCTGTATTCTTTAGAGTATATCTATTATGGAAAATGGCATACAACCCTAATACTGAAGTGCTATTTTTCAGCCACAGTCAGCATCAGTCAATAGATCACATGGGTAAAATGAATGAATTGATTGAGACAACCCCTGCTTTGCAGCATCTAAAACCCGCAAGAGGATGGGCAAAACAATTATTCCGCATGACTAACAAATCATCTATTCGTGCTATGTCTATCGGTAAAGCGGTGAGAGGGGCGCACCCTGACATAGTGGTACTAGACGATATTCTATCTAGTGAAGCAGATACACAATTAAAGGCTATATCTACATGGTTTTATACTGCTCTTTTACCTGTTCTTCACCATACTGCCCAAATGTGCGTTGTAGGCACTCCATTCTCGTTTACTGATTTATATTCAGAATTGAAAGGTCTTGACGGTTATTGTGTAAAAGAATACCCTGCAATTAATGAAGTAACAGGAGAACCACTATGGCCTGAGAGATGGTCTTTAGATGCGTTGAATGTTAGAAGAGGTGAAATGACATCTATTGCATTTACAAGAGAGTATCTATGTAAACCAATAGCAAGTGATTCAAGTTTATTCCCTGAAGATGTTCTTGAAGCAGCAAAAGACGAAGAATATGCGCTATCTTATTATCCTGAAACTGAAGAAAATCTGAACTATTACATTGGTTGGGATCCTGCAATAAGTGCAGATAGAAGGGCTGACTATACCTGTATGCTAGTTATTGCAATGGATGAAAATAGGCATAAGCGGGTAGTTCATGTTCACCATGAAAAGAATATGAATTTTAATCAGCAGATAGAGAAAATCATAGAATTGAATGCTAGATTTAATCCTGTTATAATAGAATTAGAAACAAATAACTTCGCTATGGCATTCAATCAAGTGCTTAAAGAAATAAGCGATTTACCGATAAAACCATTCAACATGAGTCGTATGAAAAAAGAAGCACTCATGCATACTTTGCAACTTCACCTTGAGCAACAACATCTGATAATCCCGTATAAAGACGAAGGTTCTACTAGAAGGCTTATGAACGCTCTACTAAACGAACTGTCTATGTTTACCATGCTTGCTAATGGTAAAATGGAAAGTTTAGGGGCGCATGACGATATGGTAATAGCATTAGCATTGGCGGTTCAAGCAACCAAAGAGTATAGAGAAAGTATCGTAATATTAGATGGCCCAACATGGCAAAAAAGGTTAGGGTGGGCAGATGCGTAAAGAATATCTTGAACCCATAGATGGCATAGAATCTTTGTCTGATTCTGTAATTAAGTTTGCAGAAAATAATCTAGCACAACAAGAAATAGATATGGCACAACAAGCATTAACTGCGGCACAAGAGAAGAAAAAGCAAGAAGATGCTCAAAGAAATGCCGTAGATGCAAGAGCCAATGCAGGTATTGAAGGTACAGACAAAGAAGGCAGTTCTGCACCTACTGAACAACCCGGTACAGTATTACCGGCTACTGCACCTCCTCCAATAAGCAAAACATGGTTTACTGATAACTTTGGTATGACAGGTAGAGAATTAAGTGAGATATTAATCAAAGCAAAAGATTTGAGGACATTAGATAGCATACAAGGGTTACTAAAAATGGAGAAGCAAGCAATAATTAGTCATTTCAAAGGCGTATCTCCTAATCTTGTAGATGAGTTGCCTCTTACTGATTTTGATTATGATGCTTTGAATAAACATTCAGACAGGCTTGATTTGCCATTTAGAAGGTTCGTAAAAACATGGACATCATCAGATGAACAAGGGAAGGAAAAAGCCGCATTGTTATGGACTACAACAATAGACAAATCAGAACGTCTATCCAATCGTGAAAGAAATCTACTAACAAAATGTCGAGAAGTGATATATGCTCGTGGTGCATTGAATGCTCAAACATTGAAATCATATGGTATCCAAGCAAGCCCTGCTGAAATCTCTTCATTGATTAAATCACACGGTTTCTTATTCGATTTAATATCAGTAGGCCAATTTAGCAAATCAGTAGGTAGAGGTCTATTTTATGACATAAAAAGAAGAGATGTATTGATTAAAGATGCAGATCGGTTTATTGCAGGTTTAATTGAAAACAATTCAAAATTCAAGATGGACACTAGACTTAACCCTAGAATCGAATTAGCGTTCCATGCACCTACTGCACCGTGGTATGCTGATGCATTATGCAAAGAATTAGACACTAATAACATTACATCTAGTTCAAGTAAGATTGTCATAAATGGAGAACCCGCAGTAAGAAAAGCCCTAGAATTAGCAGAACCATATCTTAATGGACACTCGCCTGACGCAAGAAAAATGTTGAAAGGGCTAAGGGGAGATAAAGATGCTCTTTTGGTTTTAGCATATGAAAATATGACTCAATCAGAACAAATACAATTACTAAAATCTCAAAGAATTGATGACGAAGAGATGACAAGAAAAAGAGAGGCGGTGCTGACAAATGGTTGATGACAAAAAAATGGAGAGATTGTTTTCTGCTATTGGGGTGGATATGGAGAGATATAATACTCCAATTCCATCTATGCCATTATTTACACAAGGTATTCAAGAACCTGCATTATTGCAAGGAATTACAATACCTGCTTTGTATGCTGCGGCTTATGAATGCATGGTTTTACGTTCAATATTACAACATCTTTCTGTTGAGACATTCAGAAAAGGATGGGATTGGGATGCTAAGTTTGTTTGCAAATGTAAAGGATGTGGCGAGGAATATCAACAACAACTGCAAGAATGTAAGTCATGTGGTGGAGAAGTACGAAAACCTGATAGAGGGCAAATAGAATATGCTGATGCTATTCTAAAGGGTGGCAATAGGATGACACAAAACTTCATTGATGTTTTACGAGAAGTAGAAATGGATTTGAACATAGTAGATGATGCCTACATAATCCTTACAAAAGAATACTTTGTTGATCCTGAAACTAAGCAGCCTCAATTTTTCCGTGTTCGTGAAGTATCAAGGGCTGACCCTATATTCATGCGTATTCTTTCTGATAAAAGAGGAATTAGAGGAGGTACACAATATACTAGCCTTATTGACCGTTCATTTAGAACAAGCGACCCCAAAGGCAAATGTCCTGTATCGGGTATGCCTGTTGTGCCAATTCATTACATGAATCTTGCAGGTGTTGGAAACGGGCAAGTATATACTGAGGGTGAAGTGATACACATTAGCAAATGGTCGCCATCGAAACTGTATGGTCGAAGTCCTGTTGCTACTATGTGGAGACAAGTCAATACATTGATTGCTATGGATAACTATGTTTATTCAGCATACCAAAAGAGAAGAATGCCTAGAGGTATCATGGTTATCAAGTCATCAAACATGGAAACTGTCGAAAGAACAGCAAGAAATATCCAAGAACATCTTGAACGTGATCCTAACTATGTGCCGACCATAGGTGTTGAAACAGAATCAGGTAGAGGTGGAATAGAGTATGTTCGTATGATGGACACGCTTGAAGAGTTACAATACATACCAATCAAAGATGATATTAGACAGCGTATATCTGCATACTATGGTGTATCAAATGTATTCATGAATGATGTATCGGGTGGTGGTTTGAATAATGAGGGTATGCAGATTGTTGTAAGCAATAGGGCAATATCATATGCTCAATCCGTGTATAACCGTATTGTGTTCCCTGCAATCATGGAAGCATTTAGTATTACAGAATGGACATTAACTCTATCGCCGCATGAAGAAGAAGATGAAATCATGCAACTGCGCCGAGATGAGATGGCTATCCGTAACATGATGCAGATGAAGCAAGCAGGGTATGAGGCTATGCTAAGAGATCAGATTGATGATAAGTATCTCAACTTTGACTTTAGAGAACCATCTACCGAAGAAATCCAAGCAAAAC